ACAGAATTAGATATGCATATGAACTATGCCCTGATCATATTAGGTGTGGCGTCATATCATATAATAAAGGTTCGATTGAATTTGATAATGGGTCAAGAATTATCGCCCAGGCAACAACAGAAAACACAGGCCGTGGTTTGTCTATTTCGTTGTTATACGCAGATGAGTTTGCATTTGTTAGACCTACAATTGCAAAAGAATTTTGGACATCCATTTCACCTACTCTAGCAACAGGTGGTAAAGCAATTATCACATCAACGCCAAACTTGGACGATGATCAATTTGCTCTTATTTGGCAAGGCGGTATTAAAACAGTTGATGAATTTGGAAATGAAACAGAAGTTGGAGTTAATGGGTTTAGAGCATATAAAGCAGTTTGGTCACAACATCCCGACAGAGATGACAAATGGGCAAGTGAAGAAAAAGGACGTGTTGGAGTAGAACGTTTCTTGCGTGAACATGAATGTGAATTTGTTGCGTTTGATGAAACATTGGTTGACAGTGTGAAATTATCACAGTTTAGAGGTATTGAGCCATTACGTAAGACAGGTCAGATACGCTGGTATGATTCTATAAAGAAAGAAAATACCTATGTTGTTGGACTTGACCCTGCAATGGGCACAGGAGGTGATAACGCAGCCATACAGGTCTGGAGTTTACCAGAGATGAACCAAGTAGCAGAATGGCAACATAATAAAACTGATATGAGAGGTCAGGTAAAGACTTTATATGATATACTACATATTCTCAAAGAAGAATTGAAAGAATTAGGAAATAAGTCACCAGAGATATACTGGAGTGTTGAAAATAATTCACTTGGTGAGGCAGCATTGATACTTATTGAAGAGATGGATGAAGATAAATTTCCTGGAGAGTTTCTACATGAACCTAAGAAGCGAGGTGCTAGTCGGGCTATACGTAAAGGGTTTACTACTACATATAAGACTAAAATTACTGCGTGTATGAAAATGAAGTCATGGATTGAAAGTGATAAGATGACACCTATCAGTAAGAACTTAATAAGAGAGTTTAAGACATTTGTTGCAAAAGGTAAAAGTTATGAAGCAAAATTAGGAGAGACTGATGATCTTGTAAGTGCAACATTGTTATGCGTGAGACAAATACAAGTTATATCACGATTTGATGAACAATATGAAGAATTATTAGGTGAAAGTTTAGATACGAATGATGATTATGATGAACCACTTCCTATGGTATTTTGATAAATAGTTAAAAGGAACAATATATTATGGCTATAAATTATGAAAATATTTCTGAAAAAGTAATGAGAATATTACAAGGGATTGGATTAACACCTAAACTTTTCTCTAATGAAGATGGTAAAAGTGTTGCGGTGCCGTCAGACGCCCGATATTTTTATGTACGTGAACCTAACCTGATGATATTTGTAGATGATACTACAACTGAGATAAAATTACATATAGGTGAAAATGTAGAGATCAATGAACCAAAAATAACTAAAATAATAAAATTGATTAAAAATTTAGCACGTAGTTATATGTTAGATTTTGATATACGAACATTTGGCAAACATATTGAACCTAAGAATTATACATATAATATAGAAAATAGTAAGAATGATAAGGAGCAGAAAATGAATGATGTATTGGAGGAAGGTTTAAGTCCATTAGAAGGCTCTACAAAAACAAGTAGACAGACGTTAGAAAATGTCAGATTGATCATTCGGCATAAAAAGCCAGTCAATGAAGAGCAACGTGGATCAAGATCACGTAATATTTCCGCTATATTTGTAGAAAACTCAGACGGCGAACGATTTAAATATCCGCATAAACATTTATCTGGTGCAAGAGCAATGGCTAGACATGTTAGTAATGGTGGAGTACCAAGTGATGTGGTTGGTGAAGCAATTATTGAACAAACAACAACTCTAGTTAAATTGAAAGAATTTATGAATATTGTAAATAAGCAGAGACTTGTTAATGAAGAAAATCGTGATGTAGTTCTTAATGTTAAAAGACAAATACAATCAGTTAAAGAAAATATGAATCGCATTCAAGGTGCAAAAGGTTACACCGCATTTGTAGAATCACTAGCATTGAATGAATCAGATGTTTCTGAAGAAATTTCTGAAGAAACGGTAAACGATTATGTTCGTAAGTTTACAAAATCTACATTTGAAGAAAAACTAACAGATATTCTACCTCTTATACATCGTGCTAACACAAAGGAATCAGAAAAGCAAAAAATAAACCAAGTGGAACGTGTTAGCGATATAATTGAGGCATGCAATGAAGATGGTTCACTAGTCAATACTATCTCGTTCAAGAATAGTAAAATTGATATTAGTGGTATTAAGAAAACAGAACTAGATGAAAATAGTGAAACTCCCAATTTATCACAGATGTTTTCAGATTTGGCGAATAGAATACAAGTTGAATCATGTGATGATAACCACAGACATGATAGAAGTAATGACAGATCAGCAGAATTATCTGTATTTCTAAGAAACATCGCCGAAGAAATAAAAGATGCACCTCAATCCGTAGATCGTGAAGCATTAGAGTTGGGCGCAAGACTTGTAAAAATGTCAAATTCTGAAATTTCTGAAGATGTAGTAGAAACTACAATAGAAGATAAGATCGATGATATTCTATCAGAAGCATTCAAACCATTCAATAATTTTGAATAAAAAAATAAAAATTTATTTTAAAAAAGGAGGCATAATGCCTCCTTTTTCACTTGACAATGATAAATAAATATTGTAATATGTATATATGCTCTAGGGAGAATGGGTACATATCACAACTAAAGCTAATAAAAAATCTAACAAGGCTAACATGGCTAATATAAAGGAAAACCAACAATGGCAACACTAGCAGAAATTCGTGCAAAATTACTTGCACAAGAAAATAAATCACAAGACAATTCAAATCAATCACGTGGCACAGATGCAATTTATCCATTCTGGAATATGGACAATGATAGTACAGCAGTTATTCGGTTCTTGCCAGATGATTCACCTGATAACGTATTCTTTTGGCGTGAACGTCAAGTAATTAAGATTCCGTTCGCTGGAATAGCAGGTGGTGAACAGAAACCACTACTGGTTCAAGTTCCATGTGTAGAAATGTGGGGCGACACATGTCCAGTTCATGCAGAGATTCGTCCATGGTTCAAAGATCCATCTATGGAAGATTTGGGACGTAAATACTGGAAGAAGCGTTCATATATTTTTCAAGGATTTGTAGTAACAGATCCAATGAATGAAGATGCGCCCGAGAATCCTATCAGACGTTTTGTAATCGGTCCACAAATCTTTAAACTACTAAAATCTGCCCTTATGGATCCAGATATGGAGAATCTGCCAACTGATTATGATGCTGGCACAGACTTCCGTCTTGTCAAAACGCAAAAGGGTCAATATGCAGACTATTCAACTTCAAATTGGGCACGAAAAGAGCGTTCACTTAATGAATCAGAACGCCAAGCAATCGAAACTAATGGTCTTTTTGACCTGAATGAGTTTATGCCAAAGCGTCCATCACAAGATGAACTTCGTGTAATCATGGAAATGTTTGAAGCATCAGTAGATGGTGAACTATATGATCCAATGCGTTGGGCTAACTTTTATCGTCCGTACGGTATGGATGTACCCGAAGGTGCAGATACAAATGGCGGTTCATCAGCATCGTCGGTGCAAGCACCAGAGAAAGTTGCAGAACCAGCAGTGAAACCTGCTGCATCTCCTGCACCAGCACCAGCACCTGAACCAGTATCTGAACCAGTGACTGCTGAAGCAAGTTCATCAGGAACAGATGCATCTGATATTCTTGCAATGATCCGAAATCGTAAAACTGATTAATAGTAGATCAATCGGGAGGGCAGTTACTGCCCTCCCACCAATACACATATATTATATATAGGAGTCTATTATGGCAAAAGCATTTGATGCGTCCAAGTTTCGTAAATCAATTACAAAATCAGTCCCAGGTATGTCTATGGGATTTCGTGATCCAGACACGTGGATCTCTACAGGTAACTACTGTCTAAACAAGTTAATCTCTAATGATTTTCACAAGGGTATTCCACTGGGAAAAGTAACTGTTCTTGCAGGCGAGTCTGGTGCCGGTAAATCGTATATTGCATCAGGTAATATCGTTAAAAATGCACAGGATCAAGGTATTTTTGTTGTTCTTATTGATAGTGAAAATGCACTTGACGAATCATGGCTACATGCGCTAAATGTAGATACAAGTGATGATAAACTATTAAAATTAAATGTAGCAATGATTGATGATGTTGCTAAAATCGTATCAGATTTTATGGCTGATTATCGCAAGGAATATTCAGATGTTGAAGATGCAGAACGTCCAAAAGTTCTTTTTGTACTTGATAGTTTGGGCATGATGTTAACACCAACTGACGTAACACAATTTGAAAAGGGTGATATGAAAGGTGATATGGGTCGTAAACCTAAAGCACTGGCTGCATTAGTCCGTAATTGTGTAAATATGTTTGGTGATTTTAATATCGGTATGATTGCCACAAATCATACATATGCATCACAGGATATGT